ACAGTTCAGTTTTGTTCTGGTGTAAGGAACAGGGGGAATAGTTAAGCTATTGATATAACAGAGTGGTATTAGACACCCTTCATTCACCCTCAGGAATGCCCCTAGAAGGGCCCTAGGAAGCCCTAGGACTGGTTTTCTCTACTGGGGTGAGGGGTAGGTATACCCTAGCTATGTAATATGCTAGAAATGAGAGGAGAGTAGTACCCTTTGCTTCTTAATTAATAGGAGGGGGGTGGGGGGAAAACTCTGACTTTCTATATAGTGTGAGTATCACCATCACTCGTTGCAATATATTTTTCAAAAACAAGGTAGGTCAGGCAAAGCCTGCTTCGTAGGTGTCCCTTTTACTTGCGGAGCTATAGGATCTTGTAAGTTGCTTCGGGGTCATTAGTTAAAAGATTGTACATGACCCCTCGCTAGCGGAGCTAGCTCGGTAGAGCTATAATAACTATAATAACTAATATATATACTAGTAATACTATATATACTAGATAGTTTAGAATATATAAACCCTATACTAGTATACTAGTAATACTATAATAGCTATATAGAGGGTATCATACTTTTAGTATTCTGTCAATAGATTTCGTATAATAAGAACTATAATACCTATATTTTAAGATATATTTAGTGTTTTCTTATATAAAGCTTGACTTTTCCTTTTTTTTATGTTATAATATTATGCATATGCTAAAAAAAGCATTACATGCGTCCCTCGAAACATCTCTGAATGTTTGGGAATAGGGCACTACCCCGACTAGTGTGCATGGATGTTCGGGCTAAAACTCATCTCAGTATATGTAGACTAGAAGCGAAGGAGCCATAGATGGCATTAAAGAACGTAGGTGGCGAGTGGGCCCCAAAGAAGATGGAGGGGATGGTATATATTCGTAAAAAGAAGACCAAGCCCAATGAAGGTGGTTGGTGGGACGATAAGAAGAAGCTTGAGGCGGTAACTACCTACCTAGGTGCTGGTACTCTTGAACTTACTTCTGCCATTATCAATGTACCAGTACAGACTTTACGGACTTGGAAGCGGACTGACTGGTGGAAACAATATCTCGAAGATCTTCAATACGAAGACAACCTTAAGCTTGATGCAAAGCTTGAGAAGATTATGAATAAGTCTCTTGATGCGGTCATGGATCGTGTTGAGAATGGGGATGTTATGTATGATCCCCGTACCGGTAAACAGATTCGTATTCCTGCCAAGCTTCGTGATGTGCAGAAGGTTACTAATGATCTTATTGATAAGCGTCAACTGCTTCGTAAGGTCAACATCAAACAAGAACGAGAGCCTGCTGCTCAGGTAACTGCAGATCATCTTGTGCAACTTGCCCAGGCTTTTGCCCAGTTTGCTAATGGAAATAAACCTCTTGCTCCTGAAGCAAATATCATTGATGCGGAGACAGTAGAAGCCACATCCCACTACTTAAAGGAGCACTAATGCCATTCCAAAAAAACGGCGTTCGCCAATATAAACGCGAGTTAGCTTGGGAACACGAAGATAAACCAAACCGCGTAAAAGATCGTGCTGCTCGTAACTCTGCTCGCAGCCAGTTAGGACTAAAGGTAGGTGATCCTCGACATGCTGACCATAAGGTTCCTCTAACCAATGGTGGTTCTAAGTCGTTATCTAACCTCCATGCTATCATGGGTTCTGCTAACTTGAAGAAAGAAGCTACTCGTAAGAAGAAAGCAGCAGGCAAGAAGTAATGAGTGAAATATCTCCTGCACCATATAGTGAACTAGCTAATTCCTTCTCTTGGCTTGAATGGTTTCGACAAGTACGGGATAAAGTAAACTCTACTTCTAGGTATGGGTCTTTCTCGAATACTACTAACCATACCCTCTCTGCGATTAACGCCGCTACCCTCATTACCTTTGACTCACAACCAATCGTTGATGGTATTAGTCTCTCAGAAGGCTCGAAGATATTAATACCAAAGACGGGTGTCTACTCTTTTGACTTCTCTGTTCAGATTAGCTCAAGTAATGCATCTGTAAAGAACCTATGGTTCTGGCCTAGAGTTAATGGTGTAGATGCTCCGGGTGTAACAATGAAACAGTCCATTGATATTAGTGGTACCACTATAGTTGCTTCTCGTTCTGGTGTGTTTAGCTTAAATATAAATGATTACCTACAAGTTTACTGGGCTGCAGACAGTCTTAATGTAACACTAGAAGCACAAGCAGCTACTGCCTTTGCACCAGCTACACCATCTGTACTATTGTCAGTGAAACAGATAGGATAACTATAAATGGAATTGAATAAGGATTTAATACGTGGCTTCGTAGGAAGCTGTTTGGTAAAGGGCTTCGATGGAAGCAAACCAATCCCACAAGTGCACGAAGAAATTTGGGACTTGTGTTGTTCAGACAAAAAATACGTAGCAATGGCGCTACCGCGTGGTTAAATTTACATGGCTTCGCGTTAAACATACCCTTAATTCGGTGGATCTCCTTAAAGGACAATACCGAGCCAAGCCAGATTGTTCTGGAAGGTGTAACGACTAGCCGCAAGGCGTAGGGATCAAGAGATCTCGAAACAGGGTACAATCTAAAACCTTATTGTTAAGGAAAATAAAAATGAGTAAGACACACCGTGTCTCATGGGCTGCTGGGTTTTTCGATGGTGAAGGATACATCACTATACAGGAAAGAAATAAAACAGCCCCAAATGGAAAGAAGTATCTTTCGCATGCAATCTACATAGGCATTAATCATGTAGCTAAAGAACCTCTAACAGAAATATATGATCTGTTTGGTGGTTGGTTGGTTTACACAGAAGCAAAGCCACAAAAGGATGGTTGTATTAGAAAAGGAAGATGGGAATGGCGTATCAACGGTCCTCGTGTTTACGAGATTCTAAAACAGTTGATGCCATTTCTTAAGAATAAAAATAGAGCTACTGAGATAGCCTTTGAGTTCTTAGCTACATATCCAGAGAAAAAGACTATTTCTGTATCTGATGAAACTAAACAACTTCGATCAGAACTACGGAATAGGCTTAAAGAAATAAACTCATTAGATTGAAGATATAGTCTGCTCCTTATAGTAATATAAGGAGAGTATGTGGAATCGACATACTCGTAACAACCAGCATGGGAAATCTACTGCAATCTCCTTTGCGTATTTATTAGCTACCTTACTATTCCGGCAACGCAAATTTGCCATTATTGTTTCAGACTCAGAATACCAAGCAGCTATGTTCCTTGGTCAGATTAAAGCAGCACTAATCGATAATCCAGATATCGTAAACCTTTTCAAAGTTAAAAAGAATAAAGAGAAAGGTGTTGTCGAGTTTGTAAAAGAAACTGAAACAGACATTATTGTTGAGATGGAAGATGGTCATCGCTTCCGTGTAATTGCAAAAGGCTCTGAACAGAAGCTTCGCGGTCTACTCTGGAATGGTTCTCGACCTGATATTATGATTCTTGATGATATGGAATCAGATGAACAGGTAATGAACAAGGAACGGCGAGAGAAGTTTCGTAAATGGATGTATGGTGCTCTTATTCCTGCTCTATCTGAGAAGGGGATTATCCGATACGTAGGGACAATCCTTCACCAAGATAGTGCATTAGAGAACCTAATGCCTAAACCTAACGGGGTATTTACCCATCAAGATGGGCTACGAACTTGGTCTGATAGATCTACTGGTATGTGGTGGTCTGTTAAATACGCCGCACATAATTCTGACTTTTCCGAGATTCTTTGGCCTGATCGATGGACTAAAGAGGGACTAAAAGAGTTACGAGATGACTATGTGGCTCGTGGTTTACCCGAGCAATACAGCCAAGAATACCTAAACATTCCTGTTGATGAGAGCACAGCTTTCTTCCGGCGTAACGATCTTACTGCTGAAGTACCAGACGACAAGAAGAAAACACTAAACTACTATATTTCTGTTGACTTAGCTATTTCTGAAAAGGAACGAGCTGACTACTCAGTCTTCTGTGTTGGTGGTATGGATGAAGCGGGTATTCTACACATTAGGAATATCATCCGAGCGCGTATGGATGGTGCAGAGATTGTGGAAACACTGATTGCTTTGCAACGTACCTACGAACCCATTGCATTCGGTATTGAGGATATGCAAGTCACCAAGGCCATTGGGCCTTACCTTAATCGAGAGATGATTGAGAGGAATACCTTCTTAAACATTGTTCTGATGAAGCCACATAAATCAGACAAACTTACACGTGCTCAAGCCATTCGTGCGAGAATGAGAGCTGGCGGTGTTAAGTTTGATCGAGGTGGTGATTGGTATGCAATCCTTGAGGACGAGATACTATCTTTCCCCCGTAGTAGACACGATGACCAAGTAGACGCATTAGCCTATCTTGGTCTTTTGCTCGAGAAAATGATTGATGCTCCATCTGCAATGGAACTTGAGGATGAGAGATACCAAGAGGAATTAGAACAAGACGGCCCTCTGGGGCAGTCAGAAATCACAGGATACTAGATGAAAATTCAAGACATTCTAGAAGCAGACAATCTAGTCGATAAGCTCGATGAAGATGTGCTCCTAAAGATCGGACAACAAGTTGTAGAGGGTTTTGATGCAGACAAAGATTCTCGCCAACCTTGGGAGAAGGATGTTGAGTCTTGGACCAAACTAGCCCTACAAATTAGCGATAAGAAAACTTATCCTTGGCCTAACGCCAGTAATGTTAAGTATCCCTTACTTGCTACCGCTGCTATGCAGTTCGCTGCACGAGCTTATCCAAGCCTGGTTCCTTCTGACGGCAAGGTAGTCAAGTGTAAGGTTATTGGTGCTGATCCAACTGGTGAGAAATCCTTACGAGCTGCCCGTATTTCCAAGCACATGTCTTACCAAGTAATGCATGAGATGGAAGAATGGGAAGAGGATATGGATCGACTGATGTTGATTCTACCAATCCTAGGTACTGTCTTTAAGAAGACTTACTGGGATGCAGAGAAACAACGGAACATCTCCTGTCTAGTTCTTCCTCGTGATCTAGTAGTAAACTACTGGGCTACTTCACTAGAGGATGCAGAACGTAAGACACAGATTTATCTGATGCCTGCTCGTAAGGTTAAAGAGAAACAGCTCTTAGGAATCTATAATAAAGATGTGGTACTTGGTGATCCATCAGGAACTGAACTAACTAAACAAGTTTCCAAACAAACAACTAACGCTGGTTTTGGTGAGAATGATGAGACTACACCTTATACTATCCTCGAACAACATATGTATTATGACTTGGATGAGGATGGTTACGCCGAGCCTTACATTGCTACAGTCGAGTATGAGTCTGGTAAAGTCCTTCGTCTAAAAGCTCGCTTTGGTGCTGATGATATTCTAGTTACTGCTGACAGTGAAGTTGTTACTATTACAGCTACTGAGTATTATACTAAGTATACCTTTGTACCAAACCCAGATGGTGGTTTCTATGACATTGGTTTCGGTCGTTTACTCGGCACAATCAATGCTTCTGTAGATACTCTGATTAACCAGTTAATGGATGCTGGTACACTCAGCAATCTACAAGCCGGCTTCATTGGTAAGGGTCTACGGATTAAGATGGGCGAAGCCCGCTTTACTCCGGGTGAGTGGAAAGCAGTTAATGCTACTGGTGATGATCTGAAGAAACAGATTCTTCCTCTACCAGTTAATCCACCTAATCCAGTGTTGATGCAGCTACTACAGTATCTAGTACAAGCTGGTAAGGAACTGGCCTCTGTTGCTGAGATTATGACTGGTAAGATGCCGGGTCAGAATACTCCAGCCAACACAACGGCAATGGCGGTTGAACAGGGCATGAAGGTCTTTACTGCCATCTATAAGCGGATCTTCCGTAGTATGGCTAAAGAGTTCCGTAAACTATATAAATTAAATGCCCAGTATCTAAACCCAGAGACTGAGGTTGCTATCCTAGATGAACCCATCGAGCAGTCAGATTACTTTGGTGATCCGAATGACTTAATCCCTGCCGCTGATCCCGCCGCTACAACTTCGCAAGAGAAGCAGGCGAAAGCCCAGATGTTAATGCAGATGATGGGACTGGGTACTCTAAACCCAATGGCCGTTACTCAGTTCGTCCTAGAGGCAGCAGAGATTCCACAGCCAGAACAGTTCTTAATGCAGCAACAGCAGCCGCAACCTGATCCAAAAGCACAAGCTCTTCAGATGAAGGCGCAGATAGATCAGCAGAAGGCTCAGATGGACATGCAGATGAACCAGACTAAGATGCAACAGCAACTAGCTGCTGAGAATGAAAAGCATCAGATGAACATGCAGGCTAAGATGCAAGAACTCAAACTAAAAGAAGTTGAGACAGCATTAAAAGCTCGTGAAGCTCAGATGAACCATCAGCAGACTATGCAGCAAGCAGATGATACCCATAGGGGTAATATGTCTAGACAACAACAGCAAATGATGCTAGACCGAATTAAAGCTTCCCAACAGCCACAGAAAGGCCCAACTAAGAAATGAGTGCTATGACCAAAGAAGATTGGAAAAACTGGAAACAAGATCCGGTAACTCGTTTGTTTTATTCTGCAGTAGACGAGAGGATTGAAGACGCTAAAGAGACCCTTGCTAATGTAGCTGGACAAGATCCACCACAAGATAGTTTTTATCGGGGCTTTATCTTTGCTTATCGTGAGATGCTAGAATTTAAGTTTGAAGAAGTGGATGATGAAGAGGGAGCTACTCTACAATGATTCAACCAATCCTACACCGCTTATTAGTAAAGCCGGATGAAGTAGAAACAAAGACCAAGACAGGTATTATCCTTGCGGTCGATGAGAAACGAGAGGCTGCTGCAGCAGAACGGGGAACCGTAATTGCAGTTGGTGATACTTGTTTTAAAGACTATGGGGCAGACTCAAGTCTAGTTAAAGTTGGTAATCGAGTTTACTTTGCTAGATATGCAGGTAAGAAGGTTACTGACAATGAGCAAGATTATATTATTCTTAATGATGAAGACATTGTAGGAGTATTACATGACTGAAGAAGTTATTGTTCAGGAAGCAACTGAACCAGTAGAAATTAGTGTAGAAGATCGTGCCCGTAAGCAAGGTTGGCAACCAGCCGAAGAATACGAAGGCGATAAGTCCAAGTGGGTTAGTGCTGAAACATTTGTAGCTAAAGGCGAGTTAATTTCTAAAATTGAAGCCATTGGCAAGGAACTAAAGAATACCAAAAAAGCAATGCACATGCTTCAAGATCACCATACTAAGGTGAAGGAAGCTGAGTTTACGCGAGCTGTTAATTATCTTAAACAACAGAAGAAGCAAGCATATGAATCCGGTGATGTAGACAAAATCATTGAGATTGATGAGCAGCTTGTTAATGTTAAAGAGACACAAAAACAACAGGCAATGATTCGCACCCAAGAGGAACAAGTAGAAGAGACGGTACATCCTAACTTCGTCCAATGGGTAGATAAGAATTCTTGGTATAACACAGATGCAGAACTTCGAGAAGCTTCTGATGCAATTGGTTTAGCTCACGCGAAAGCTAATCCAAATAAAACACCAGAAGAGGTTTTAGATTTCGTAAGTCGAAAGATCAAAGCCACATACTCTGAGAAGTTCTCAAACCCAAATCGAGACAAAGCCTCTTCAGTAGAGGGAGCAGGTAGTTCTGCTAGGACCAAAAAGGTTTCTGATTTTGATATGTCAGAAGAAGAAGTGCGAGTAATGAATACTTTTGTACATCAAGGTATTATGACCAAAGAAGACTATATGAAAGAGTTAAAGTCAATCAAAGGAGTAAAGTAATATGGCTATTAGCAAGCAACCTGCGCGGACCCGCCGCACTCCAATTAACGGGACACGTGATCGTTTGTCTGTACGCGGAAAAGAAGATGGATATGTCTACCGCATTGTAAACGATATTGACGACCGCATCCAGTCTATGCAGGAGACTGGTTACGAGATTGTGACAGATACTGGTGTATCTGTTGGCGACAAACGAACTGCTAATCCAACACAAGAAGGTAGCCCTATTAAGGTTTCTGTTGGCAATGGAGTCCAAGCATATGTAATGCGACAAAAGCAGGAGTTCTACGATGAAGACCAAGCAGCAAAAGCTGCTCAGGTAAACGAACTAGAATCTTCTATGAAGCGCGAAGCAGAAGCAAATGGATTCTATGGCAAACTAAATATTAACTAATAACTACCACTTTCTTTGGATTGGCTATTAACTTTTAATTATTCTTTTTTGAGGTTTAAATGGCTAATACTTCCAAAATTAGTGGATTCCGTCCCGTCAAGCACGGCAACGGTTCTCCATACAACGGCCAGAGCAACATTTATTATGTTTCCTCTGCGTCTGATGAAATCCTTGTTGGCGACATCGTTACCCTAGGTGGCACTTCTGATACCAATGGTATCGCATCTGTCAACTTATGTGGCGCTTCCGCTGTACCTGTTGGTGTCGTTGTTGGCATCATTAATCCAAAGCTAGATCCTGCAGGCAAAATGTCTACTGGTTCTATTACCCTTGACCTACCCGCTGCTGCTCAAATCGCTGCTGGCGCTGATGGTTATGTCCTAGTTGCAGACGCTCCTGATGTTATCATGGAAGCCGAAGCTGCTAATGGTACTCCTGCTGTAACTGATATTGGTCTCAATATCTCTCACGCAAATGGTTCCCGTACCTCTGCTACTACTACCTCTCCTGCCACCCTAGACTTTGGCACCGAGGCTACTACTTCTACCCTAAACTTCCGTCTACTCGGCTTTGTCCAGCGCGTAGATAACGAAGTTGGCGCTTCCGCCAAGATGCTCTGTGGCTTCAATGTCCATCAGTTCGGTTCTGTTGGTACCACTGGTATCTAATAAAGGAGAATAATAATGTCAGGTGTAATTACTTCTAGTTCTTTTGCCAAGGCCCTATGGCCCGGTGTAAATGCTTGGTACGGTAAAGCGTACAACGACTACAAGACTGAGTGGACTTCCCTTGGTTTTGAAAACAACAAATCTAGCCGTGCTTATGAAGAAGATGTCGGTGTAAGCTCTTTTGGTCTCGCAGCAACTAAGGCCGAAGGCGCTCCCATCACTTATGATTCTGAGCGTCAAGGCTTCACCACTCGTTACAACCATGTTGTATACGCCCTAGGCTTCATTATGACCCGTGAGGTTTATGAGGATTCCCAGTATGATGTAGTAGGCAAGCGCAAGGCTAATGCCCTAGCTCGTTCTATGCGTCACACCAAGGAAATCGTTGCCGCTAACGTGTTCAACCGTGCTGCCACTTCTGGCTACACCGGTGGCGATGGTTCAACCCTATTGTCTGCTAGTCACGCTAATGTAGCTGGTGGTACTTGGTCTAATATGCCAACTACCGCTGCTGACCTAAGCGAAGCTGCTCTAGAGCAAGCTACTATTGATATCGCTGCTTTCCGTGATGATCGTGGTCTATTGATCGCCGTCAAGCCTAAGAAGCTAATCATTGCTCCTGCTGGTCAGTTTGAAGCCAAGCGTATTCTTGGTACTGATGGCCGTGTTGGTACTGATCTAAACGATCTAAATGCCATCAAGACTATGGGCATCATTCCTGAAGTCGTGGTCAACCACTACCTCACCGATTCCGATGCTTGGTTCATTGTTAATGATACCCCAGATGGTCTAAAGTATTTTGAGCGTCGTAGCGACCAGTTCGAGATGGACAACGACTTTGATACCGAGAACGCTAAGTTCAAGGCTACTGCTCGTTATTCCTTTGGTTGGACTGATCCTCGCTGTATCTACGGCTCAATGGGCGTTTAATTAAAAGGGAGACTCTGATATGGCTAATACGTTAACTCCAAAGGCTCGGAGTCTCCTCACCAAGATGGGCACTATTGCCCGTACCGATACTACTGCCAAGACTCTCTTCGGTATCCCCAAGGATGCTTTGATTGTTGGTATCTATGTTATCGGTGCTGCAGCTTCTGACGCAGGCACGACTGCTACTATTGGTATTGGTTCTTCTACCTCTGCTAATGAGTACATGACTGGCTACGATGTGAAGACTGCCGCTACTGGTGAGGGGTATAACCCCGCTGGTGCTGCCGCTGTTGGTTCTGCTCTTGCAAGCAAACTAACCGCTGATGTAACCGTATACGGTATCTACGCCGAATCTGGTTCTGCCTCTTCTGCAGGTGGTAGCTGGACAATTAAAGTAGAATATTATGTAACTGGTCCGGGCGAAACCCTGTAACCAGACCCAGAGGGGGTAGGATATTTAGTCTTACCCCTTCTTTTTTATGAGAGCGAACTTGCTTCGCTCGTTCTTATATCGAATATACAGGAGTGTATGATATGGCTTCTTCCCGTTCAAGCGGATTAAAGACGACTGACGCAGCTATTGCAACAGGTCGCAACCGAATTAACGCAATCACACTAATTACCGATGGAACTAATACGGCTAGTGTGATTGTATATGATAATGCTTCTTCAGCCAGTGGTACGGTGTTAGGTAAAGCCACTGCTGCTGGATCACAAAACACTGTTCATGTTCTTTTTGAAAACCCAGTTGTTGCAGAGGATGGTATCTTTGCTGATGTTACTGGTACTGGTGCTGCATATATTGTTTACTTTGGTGGTTAATAGGGAGTAAATAATGTGTCTAAAAACTGGAACTATGCAAGTGGCGACTGGAACCTAATCTGTGATGTTTGTAGTAAGAAGATAAAAGCTTCTGAAGCCAAACAACGCTGGGATGGTTTCATTGTCTGTAAAGATGATTACGAACAGAGACAGCCCTTAGATTTTATTAGGGCTAGACAAGATAAGATCTCCGTTCCTTTTACACGACCTGTTCCCACAGATACCTTTGTACCAAACAATTTTACAGAAACGTATACAGATCAAGTCTATCAAATCGAGGATGCTTTTGATAGTATTGTAACCTACATTAGAGAACTATCAGATTCCGTTACCTTTAGTGATGAGATTACTTCCTATGGTTATGGAGAAGGACTTACAGACACAATTAGTTTCTCCGATGTATTAACATCAGTTCTAGTTACGCTGTTAGATTTAGTTGATACTACATCTCTTACAGATGCGATAGTTAGTGCGGTAGATAAGATTCTTACTGATAGTGTAACGGCTTCAGATACTTTAGCTGTTTCATTCTCAAAAGAACTTACAGATAGTCTCACTACTACCGATGCCCTACAATATACCCTTAATGCTGCCTTAACGGATTCTACTGCTGTTACAGATGCATTAACGAGTATCACAGTGAGTAGCACTCTTGCAGACACTATCACTGTCTCTGATACATTAGTATCACAACTAATACCTAGTTCTGTAATAAACGGTTCTGTTATAAATAACCAAGTAATAAATTAATTTAAGAGGATTTCAAAATGATGAACGATCAAATTAAAGTAACTGGCAAACTAGATATGGTTTTGCTAGACAAAACTGGCGCAGTTAAAGAAACTGTGTCTATTCCAAACCTAGTAGTAACTGTTGGCAAGAATTTTATTGCATCTCGTATGAAAGATGCGACGGCAACTGCCATGACTCACATGGCTGTCGGTACCAATAATACTTCTCCTGCTGCTGGTGATACTACCCTTGGTACTGAGCTTGCTCGCGTAACGCTAACCTCTACTACGGTTAGTACCAATACTGTTGCCTATGCTGCTTCTTTTGGTGCTGGTACTGGTACGGGTGCTTTGGTTGAAGCTGGTTTGCTTAATGCTGCTTCTGCAGGTACTATGCTTGCTCGTACTACATATGCTGTAATTAACAAAGGAGCTTCTGATTCTCTAACTATTACTTGGACTATCACCGTCGGTTAATTTAGGAGAAGTTAATGGCAACTCAATTATTTGCTAACAATGCTACTGGATACTTAAACGCATCTATCAGCACTAGCGACACCAGTATTGTATTACAAGCTGGTCAAGGTGGATTATTTCCCTCTCCTTCTGGTGGTAACTGGTTTCTAGTTACTTTGTTTGATGGTACTAGCACACTAGAGATTTGTAAATGTACTGCTCGTTCTACTGATACTTTAACTGTAGTTCGTGCTCAAGAAGGTACTACTGCTGCTGCCTTTGCTTCTGGTTCTCGTTGTGAGATTCGTGCTACTAAAGGAACCTTTGAGGGTTTAGTACAACGAGACGCAACTGAGACACTTACCAACAAGACGCTCACCAGCCCGACGCTCGTCACGCCCGCACTCGGCACACCCTCCAGCGGTACGCTAACCAACGCCACTGGGTTGCCACTTACC